CCTCGCCGATGGGGCTGCGTGCCGTCTCCCCGATCCCCGATGTTTCGAGCAGCCGGAGGGCTTTCGCCCGGTCTTCCTTCGTGTACCGGGAAACGAAGCCCCGGTGCCCTTGCAGCCCCGACAATACCACCTCCAACACCGAGATCGGGAATGTCCGGTCGAAATTGCTGATCTGGGGCATATATCCGATCAGCCGCTCCTTGCCGCGGAACAACTCCGGGGCGAGCACGACCTCGCCGGTGTGGGGTACCGTCCCGAGGATCGCCTTCACGAGTGTCGTTTTCCCGCCTCCGTTGGGGCCTATTATTCCCAGGAAATCATCCTGTGCGATCGTGAGGTCGACATTTTTCAGCGCCTCGTACCCGTCGTACGCTACGCCGACGTGGTGTAATGTCACCAGGTTCATCTCCGTGTGATTATGCCGGTTATCTCTTCGATGTTTGCGATCACGTCCTCACGCAGCGGGTCTACCTCCGCATACTCGGCGTCGATGTCGCGGGCAATGACCTCCACGGCCGATGCCGGGAACTGGCTCTGGTAGAGGATGCGCCGCACGCCGTCTTCGCGTGCCTGCCGGATAAGCTGTGTCAGTTGTTTTGCCGACGGTTCCTTCCCGTCGGCTTCGATGGCAATCTGCCGTAACCCGTAGTCCCGGGCGTAGTAGGTGAGGGCGGGGTGGTAGATGATGAAATATTC